GAAGAGAATGTAGCAACTATTGACGAAGACAATGAAGTTCAGGAGTCTAAGAAAGAAGTAGGACTTGAGCAAGTATTTGTTGACGCTCTCATGGGCCGTCGTAAGCTTTAAAACAAGGAGAAAATAAGAAATGAGCTTAGCAAAATTTCGTAAAGTAGGCACAAAGACTGGTTCAGGCCGTTTTGTGGTTTCGGAGGGCATTGCTCCAGCAGCATACCTCCTTCCACATCCTGGTTTGCCAACTTGGTATCTCGACAGCGAAGATGATCGCTTTGAAATCGTGATTCCAAAGGGTACCATTCTTTCAGTCGTAGCCGATAGCAATGGTGACGCAAGAGTTGTTCCAGCCAATGGTTCAGCATCTTCAGTTACCTGGGGTGACAACATGCCAACATCTTGGGATCCATTGGATGGCGCAACTCCATCTTATAGCTCTGGTGCAACCGATTCAATCGCAGTTGGCGCTAGATCAATCCCAGTAGGTGTTGCTCAGTATGACCTCTACCGTCCATTTGACAAAGGCACCTCACAGGGTGCAGGCTTCATTACCCATGGTTACGTTGAGTACCCAATGGTCAGTGGAGTGAATGCAGACGTTACTGTTGGTAGCGTTGTTCGTTCGGACCATATGGGCCGTCCAGTATTGGCAGCTGCAACTGACTTCCTCGCAAGCAGTGCAGTCTACTCTTACCTCCAGGTTGGTAAGGTAGTCGAAGTAGAAAAGTTTGCAACCAACTTTGATGATGGTTTGCTTTCCTACATGCAGCTTCCTTCAGATCCAGGCGCACTTAAGACAGTATTTGAGATTACTCGCTCAGGTGCTTTCTCAGGCAAGCTTGGTATCCGTAGCAACCTGGATGTACACAACGTCATTGGCGCATTCCGCGTCAACTTAACCTTATAATAACAGGAGGAATATCCTAAGATGAGTAAATCAATCCAAGAGCTCCTCTCTGGACTCCCAGCTTGGGAAGCCGCATTATCTGAGGATGGGTACCTAGACCAAGACAACAGAGTTACAATTAAGGAAGCATTTGCATCACCTGATGCTGCAATTCTCTTTCCTAAAGTTATCTCTCGTACTCTTAAGGAAGCAGCTGAACCCCAGCTTCTAGTTACTCCCCTACTTTCAACTGTACGTCTCGGTAAGGGTCGTTCACTTGAATTCCCAGCAGTTAATGCAATTCAAGCAGCTGAGATTCCCGAAGGACAAGAATATCCAGAGCAGGCATTAGCCTTCGCTAAGCAAATTGAAGGAAAGGTGTCCAAAAAGGGTGTCAAGCTAGCTTTCACAGAGGAAGTTATTGCCGACTCACTTTGGGATATCGTCGGCCTTCATGTCCGCGCAGCAGGTCGTGCCCTCGCTCGACTTAAAGAGCAAATTGCACTTAGCCGTTTCAAGGACGCTGCAACAATCGTCTTTGACAACGACAACGGTAGCTATGACTCAACAACCGGTCGTGACATGAACGGTGCCTTCAATGACACCGTCACCTGGGACGACATCGTAGACATGGCAGCAGTTTTGATGGCAGAGAAGCATGTACCAACAGACTTCATCCTCCATCCGCTCATGTGGTCAGTCTTCTTGAAGGATAGCATCTTCCATGCAGGTGGTGCAGCTTCGGCTGTCGGCACCAGCTGGGGTTACCGTCCACAATCTCCAGAAGGCGCACTGAACGCAACTGCTCCAATGGGTCTTAACGTACTTGTGTCACCATTCGTTAGCTTTACTGCTAAGACAAGTGGTAGCGCAGCTAAGTCTGACCTTTTCCTCATCGACCGTAACGAGGTTGGATCACTTTTGGTCAAGGACGATTTGTCCACAGACCAGTTTGATGATCCATCACGTGACATTCGTCAGATGAAGATGAAAGAGCGTTACGACATCGTAATGCTGGGTGATGGCGAAGGTATTACCGTCGCAAAGAACATCAAGCTCAGCCGTAACTACGAGGTTCAAGTCACAAACGAAGTAGCCTGACCTTAGGGCATTTATAGTTACGGTCACTGAAAAGTGACAGCCCCTAGGCAGAGGGTGGTGGCGAAAGCTACCACCCTCTGTTTTTTATATCATAAAACTGTTACTATTTGAATAGAATCTTAATAAGGAGAAGCTGTGGCTCTGTATCTGATAGAAAGCGCTAGTGTAGACGCTGATGTTGTTGTAGTAAAGTTTGGAAGAACAGTAAAAATTAGTTCGCTTATCAACGCTAACTTTTCAGTCCAAACAACAGACGCCACACCGGTGGTAATTTCTAGTCCATTTACTGCGATAAATACAATAACTGATTTTAATCAAATTTCAAGAACATTAAGATTGTTCTGGGATGTTCAACTTACATCTGGTGAAGAATATGAAATTATTATTTCAAATATAAAAGACGCAGTAAACGAAACTATTCCAACTGAAAAGATTAAATTTACAAAGTTAGACGATGCAACTCCGTCAACAATTACATCTTATTCTGAACCAGTTTATGAAGAGATCTTGATTGAAGATAAATCAGTTAGAACCGATGCATATTCAACTGTTCAGATACTAGCAAAAAATCCTAATTTCTATATTGTTTCAGTAGATCCAAGTAATGGTGATTTTTATTTAGATAATTCATACAATAGTGGCAGAGTAACTATTGAGTTCAATGCACGACCTGCTTCAAACTTCTTAAATGCTAAATACTTTAAAGCTCAAAGAAAGAAGATACAAAGAACCCCTTCTAGGTGGGAATCTTTAGACGCAAACATATCCTTACATTCTTGGAAGCCAGAAGTATATGTTGATTTTCCTTCCAATGATGCCACTCCAGCATATACAACTTCTAATAAAGAATATTTTGAAACTGGTTATAAATATAGAATTATATTATCTAAAGATATAGGTATTTAAAAAATGGCTAATTTTGTTTATGGTAAAGCAAAACAAGCATTATTAAATGGTGGATTTAATTTTTCATCAAATAATTTTAAAGTAGCACTAGTAAAAAGTTCATATACCCCTAGTCAAAATGTTCATGAATTTTTATCTGATATATCAAATGCAAATATTGCATACGTAACAGAAAATATTCCATCTTTAGTAAATAATTTAGGAGTTGTAAATTCTCAAGATTTTGTTTTTACTCTCCCAGAAAATACAGCTTTTAATGCAGCTGTAATATATCAAGTTGGTTCATCCCAATCAAATTCAAGGTTACTAAGTTATACAGATACAGCCTCTGGATTTCCTTTTACTGGATCTCAAAATTCAGTAACAGTAGCTTTTGACTGGATTGGATCAATTTTAACGTTATGAGGAAAATATGACCACACAATATCCAGGTTCTTTAGATGTATTCAGTAATCCAACTGCAACTGATACTTTAAACTCGGGCAGTGTTCCCCATCATTTGCAACACGCTAATATAAATGATGCAGTTGAAGCAATACAAACGGTATTAGGACTTAATCCAGCCGGATCTCACTTAACAATTAAAGATAGAATAATAGTTGCGGAAACTAGCATATCTAATCAGTCGGTATTAAACGGCTTAAATGATGTTACTATTACATCAGCCTCGACTGGAAATATATTAAGATATAATGGTTCTCAGTGGGTTAATTATTCTGAAGCCGACGTTGTAGATGGAGGAAACTTTTAAACATGGCAAATACAATAAGAATTAAAAGAAGGGCCGGAACAGGCTCCGCAGGTGCTCCGTCTTCGCTAAAGAACGCTGAGCTGGCTTATAACGAAGCTGACGATATCCTTTATTACGGTAAGGGTTCAGATGGAAGCGGAGACGCAACTACAATTCCTGCTATTGCAGGATCAGGAGCGTATTTAACTTTGGGTACGGTTCAAACTGTAACTGGAAATAAAACATTTTCTGGAACAGTATCAGTTGCTACACCTTCTTCAAATGCGCATGCCGCTACAAAGCTTTATGTAGACACAGCTATTTCTGGAGTAACTCCAAGTGGAACCTTAAATCAAATTACGGTAACAAGTGGCGTAATAGCTTTAGCCAGTAGTGTCACAACTCCTGGAGACTTGACTGTCACAGGAAACTTAACAGTTAATGGCA